AAAGGAGTCATAATGGAGACATTAGGCGTATTAATAGTTATATCACTATGTATGATATTAGGAGCATTTTGCACTTTATTATACCAAGATAGACACATCTGGACTAAAGAATACCTTAACAACTTAGCAAGTAAGGAGAAGTTATAATGGTACTTAAACCAGTTATATTGACATATGTTGACTTATACCTAAAGGGTATAATAACTAAGGGTTCAGCAGGTTATGCTAGAGCCATTTATTTAACAAACAGACTATCAGATAGCTCGAAGAAACAACACATTAGAAGTCTTCTCGAAGTTAATTGATTTAGTCTACTGGGACTCCGCATCCCTAAACCAAAGGCGACAGTTGCTTTGCAAGTAACAGATGGCTCGACCTCAAATCTTGTATTGCACCGGAGTATAAACCGGCGGTGCTGTCGCCTTGTCCTATTAAGGAGGACTAAGAAATGAATTGGTATGAAAGATTCAATGCTGTTGGAATAAGCAAACCAAAGAAGGCTATTACTGGAAGAAACCTTAGAGATGCAAGACAATGTGATAAAGAAGTAAAGCATTGCCGTAATTGTAACTGTTGTTGGGAGTTGGATACGACTCGTAACCCAAGTAAGGTTGAAAGGTATCAAAATTTCCCGTCTTATGGTAAGACTAAGGAAGTGTGTCCATTATGTATCGAAGGAGAAACAAATGGGTAAAGTAAAGGAAGTGTGGGCTATCCTGCAAAGGCACGGCTTCACAGAAAAATCGTTTAAAACGGTTGAAGAAATGTTAACTAAAGCTAAGCAACTCGAAGAAGAAGAGTACAAAGAACTAGCTAAGATACACCCTAAACTTGTATCTATGGAAGACGCAGGAAGGGGGTGGAAATAATGTTAGATGTATTACTTGCAGTATTTGTAATGCTTTTACTCTTAACAATGGTAATGTTGATATTTGTGTTACAGAATCTTGGTGACAAGATTGCAGACACAGAGGATAAGATGGAATATTGGAGACAAAAAGCTTTGGATTTTAATAAAGACAAGAGGCTCTACAATTAAGGAGCCTACATCAGGCGATTATTCAGGCTATGAGTGTTCGGAATGTGAATCAGTAAATACAGTGTTCGAAGAATACGCATCATCTAATCCGTTAAACGATTATATGGCGGCAGTATCCGAACTTGGCATTATATGCGAAGACTGCTCTCACCAAGAAGACCCAGACGAACTGAATAAACGGTTTGAACCGACCGAACCAGATGAGTAACCTGTCTCATTTGGTGGAATTAACTACAGGAAAATAGGAGTCCTTTATGGCAAAGGTCTTAGTACAGACAATAGGTGGTGTTCCTAAAACACTAGAGAATGTTTCTAACCCTGCCGATGCGGCAAGACAACTAGAAATGTCACTCGACAATGTTACAATATCTGTAAACTCAAAGAAGGCAGATGCAAGTGTGTCACTACGTGATGACGACTTTCTGTCTTTTACAACCAACAAGGTAACTTCTGGTTGTTAACGGGTAACCGAAGGGGCTGGGGAAACTCAGCCCTTTCATAATTAGGGAGTCAAGTATGAATGAAGTAAGTAAGTTAAGATACTTAGTACCTCGTTGGTTGATGCACAATGCTAGGACCAATGAGCAGACCCTTAAAAAGGATGATGCAATTAACCTGTATGAGATGTTCTCAAAGAAATTGCATTTTCATTCTCCAATTATGAGAAGAGCCAGTGGAAGATGGGTTGGTGACTTCAGGATTAAACTGAAGAATCCAGTCTTGAAAGGTAGCCGAAGGTATAAGCTACCGATGATGTCTCTTGCATTTACGAGTAATCAAAGTAATGGAAGTATCTTTACTGATTTTTCGGATGAAATGGAGAAGCCTTATGCACTATTCAGCAGTCTTGCTGATAGATTTTGCACAGGGGGAGATGATAGTTTGTTTTATAAGAGACTAATAAAAGAACAAAGGATAGCCATACATCCACACGTTAGTAGTGATGGTAATCCGTGCTTAGGGGATTTCAGTGGTCCTTGGAGTATGTCTTTGCAAACAAACAATCTATTAACGATGGTACAAGTAGCCAATTCGTTTTTAAATAACTGGACTAGGAGAGATTGCTATTGGGACATCAATAGAGTCTACCAAACTTATGAGATTCATAAGACCGGTGATTTTAAACAGTATTTGCTATTGAAACACGTTATGAATGAGTTAGCTCGAGTGTCAATGCAAGGTAGCTTTAGACGAACCTACTGGGAACAAGGTATGGTTAGTCACCCTACATATCAAAAGTGTTTGAAACTTGGATGGTCCAAGGAAGACCTTTTCATATGTTGGAAGTTACACGACCTGTTGACTGGTAAGTATCAGGATACAGAGGAATTGCACATAGCAAACGCTTGTCAAATTACTATTAATCTAAATCAAACGGTGCGAGAGATAGGTGGACTACATAGTACTTCAAAATTATTGAAGAGTGTAAATTATCAAACCTTGATTGATGAAGCGATAGTAAATGATAAGGACGATTGTAGAGCTAGTTTTACGGAAGAAAACCTTAAAATAACAGAGTTTGGTTCTGGTGGAGCGATGTTGTCTTCTTTAGAAACGGCTAATACTAAGTTCAGAAGGTTAAGAAATATAGATGACGCCGGATTAAGAAGTGATGGACCGCCAATTTCGATTAGCCAATTCAATGATATTCGCAGAGGCTTTTACAATACAGATAGGGTATTTAAGAAATATCAAGGAGTGTTGAGTGATGATGAATATTATGAAAGAGTTTATGTAAACTCTGGACGAAGTAGTCACGATTACCTGTATCACGAGAGTTGCTATCTCTATGTATTACGGAGCTTAGCATTCTTTGTTAAACTTGTTCTTGAAAAGGATACTGATAAGCATTTACCTGATATTGATGGCGTTCAATGGTCATTTGATGAGGTATTTGATTGTAAACAAATCTGGGCATTGTTCAAGCATTACTCAGAAGGTATCAATCGAGATGAACAAGAAAACCAAGAGCTAAGGATTGCTATAGGCAAAAGAATAGCTATTGCAATCGACACTTGTGATAAAATACTACAGGCTGAAGAATATGAATATGTTATGCACAAATGGAAAGCATATATCAGGTCTATGGTCTATAGTAAAATCAATAAACAACTAAAAGAAGCGATAAGGAGTATCGACTATGAAGAAGGAAGAGCAATCAGAAGAGCAGGTATTAACGGAACTGACCGTATCAATACCTTCGTTGATAGTGGAGAAAATCAACTATCTATTGAGACGTTTTAACAATACCGAATGGTCTGGACCAGCGTGGTACAGAATTGTTAAATCAAGCGATAGGGGATTTCCACTTGAAGTAACACTTGAACACTTTACGCCTATTGATTTAGGTAGCCATACAGAGACGGAAATGGACGGTGAGAAGCTGGGTGAGATATTACCCGCAACTTACAAGAAACATCCAAAGCTCTTAAAGTGTCATTTGGGATTAATACATAGTCACCATACAATGGGTGCATTCTTTAGTGGGACCGATGAAAAGGCTCTGCTGGAACAAGCACCTGAACAAGGACTATTCTTTTCAACAGTAGTGGCATCTGCAAAAGACCCGTTTGTAACAGCAGTTTCATATCGGGACCAATTTGGATTGCCAAACTACATAGAAGGTGATGTCAAATCTATGTTCAGAAACAAATCTGATAAACTATGGAGACAAGAGGCAGACCTTATTGAAGAGAATAAGAAGAAAGAGGTTACGACAACCTATGGTGGCTACAGTGGTGGTTTCAGAGGCTATACTCACGGCGGCTATTATGGTCAACATAATATGTTCGGGGGTATGGATAAAGTGGAATCAGACAAGACAACAACTAGGTACATTAAAGGAAAGGACATTGAAGATATTCCGGATATTGAGGATGCTGTAACAAAAGCATACAATGATAGTTTCGAACCGGATATGCAGGACAAATTAGCTGAACTTTACAATAAACTAGAGTCAAATGAACTAACAGAAGCAGACTTTGGTGAAGAAGTAAGGAAGTTAAGTCCTGACCTTGACCCGCATTTATATGTGGACCAGTTATCAACAACAAAATAAACCTAAGGGGGGCTGTGAAGCCAGTACATAATAAAACCGAGTACGTGAAAGAGGAAAAGAATCCTATCAGGAGTTGTTAAAGCTCCGATAACTGGGATTCGGTCTGCTTATAAAGCCGGACCAGTCCCCCTTTAATTAAGGAGTGATGTGAAATGAGTATGACTATACCGCAAAAAAAGTACTTCATTAAAAGAATAGATGAAGTAGCAAGTCAAAAAGTAAGAAAGTTACAAGACAACCAATCAAGTTCAGAATGTATTATTGCTAAGCAAGGATTAAAGAGTGGAGATATTCAGTATACTGACTTTGATAAGATGAAAAGTATGATAGATAAAAGCTTAGATAGAGCAAGAAACGGTTGGTCTGGAAGTAATCTAGGTACCGTAGATGTTAGAGACCTAATAGAAGGTTTCGAAGTCTATGAAAAACAAGTTAACGCTGAATTGGCGGCTGAAAATGATAAAATCAGCGAAAAGCGTCAGTTAATTAATGAAGAAGCTACCAGAATTAAGGACCAAGCTATGTTCGGTTCTGAGCAGGAAGCTTATGAGATGTTAAATCAATTCGTAGAGATGAAGGTATGATTATACTGGATTTATGGGAATGGTCAATAAATCTATTCTTAGTAGGCTGTGGCGTACTATTAATGGGGATAGGGTCGTTCTTCTTTGTATTAATCATATCAGCATTTACTGACTGGAGGACAAATGGAAAAAGCCAATAGTAGGTTCTTGAGGAATAAAGACCTCATTGACCAAAGTAAATTAAGTGATGTTATTATTATAGGAGCTGGTGGAATTGGCTCCTTTATAATACAAGGTCTAACTATAATGGGTTATAAGTCAATGTATGTCTATGACCCAGATACAATGTCAACTCATAACTTGAGTAGTACAGCGTATCCAACAAATATGGTTGATAGACCTAAAGCTGAGGCGGCATCAGTACTACACAGTATGTATGATGGAACGGACCAAGAGTTTATCTATAAGATGAGACGCTGGGACCAAAACGAAAAGCCTCACGCAAGAATGATTGTATGCACAGACGATATGGAATCAAGAAAAGCCGCTTTCGAATCTTGGTATAATCAAGAGAATCAAAAGAGAGACTGGTTTATTGATGCCCGTATGGGTGCCACTACAACAGAACTGGTAACAGAATCCTACAGAGCCAAGGAAACAGAGAGTTATTTAGACTCAGAGTATATGAAGACTTGGATTCCTACGGATAGTGTACCAAAAGCCCCGTGTTCACAGAAACATACTGTGTTTGCGGCTCAGCATATTGCGTCTCTAGCAGTTGCTCAAGTGTATAATCTTGTTGCAAATCTAGGGTATTATGACTATATTCAGTCCTGCTTGAGTCCAAATTCAGTACAATTTGGAACATTAATAAGACCCGATATAGGGTTAATAGAACAGGAGTCTGTATGATAGAAGTCAGAAAAGTGTCTACTGATTGGTCAGAAGGTTTACCAACTGGTTTGACATATTTCTTTATCGGACAGCCCAAGACGGGCAAAACGACAGCCTGTGCTAGTTGGAGCGGCAAGGGAGAAGAAGGTGTCTTAATGTTAGATACTGATTTAGGAGCTGAATTTGTTGATAATGCAAATGTAGTAACTATTTCTTCTCTTAACGCCCCAATGAGACCTGTGATGAAAGATGGTAAGCAAGTCACACAAAAAGGTATAGCACAGTTTGAAATGATTCCACCCTTAGAACGAGGATTCGTCTATCGTTCTGGAGAAGACCTAGGTAAGCCAATGCCAGTGTATTCACTGATAGAGGCTTATCAATGGTTGGAAAAAGAGTGGGACAACTTACCGTACGATACAGTTTGTATTGATACACTTGGTCAAGTGAACGAGTGGGTAGAAGAAACTGTATTGAATGAGTTAGGAATCTCTGCAATGGGTGAAGGTCAATGGGGAGCCGACTGGGGTAAAGCCAGACGGAAGAATGTTGACATCATTAAGAGGTTCCAGAATCTCATTAAAAAGAAAGGTGGTAACTTAGTACTAGTTTCGCATTCCAAGACTACAACAGTCACGGATGGTAAAGCTCAACTAAGTCCAGAGTTACCACGAGGGTTAGGCTATAGTTTAGCCGCCAAAGCCGATGTAATAGGTTATTCTACTGCTCAGAAAGATGATGGTAAATACTATGTTTCATTTGAGGCATATGATGAAAGGGTTGTAGGCTCACGCTTAAAACCATTAAGTCAGAAAGTACTACCATTTGATTATGAGAGTATTGTAACTGAAATAAAACAGTATAAGGAGAAAAGCGAATGAGTAATGCACCATTCAGACCAAGCGACTTAGAAACTTCCAGTGAAGGTGGTTCTAAGTTCATAGGGTTTTGTGAAGTAGGAGTGATGGACTATGAAGATAAAACAGCCGATTATGATTGGGCTGATATATTCTTAGTGGTCAATCTAAAGTTGAAAGACTCTCAGTATCCTCAGGAAATGAAGATATTGGGCTCTTATGACAGAGAACCTAATGGTAACATTAAGACCTGTAGCCTTTTAAAGAAGGTGTACAGATTCTTCGATGCTATTGGCTTTGAAGGTGGTCCTGACGTAACTGGTAATATTGTTGATAAAGATGGTAATGAAATTGAAAACTTACAGCACTATCTTAATAAACATCATATATCAACTACGCCGTTGGACCCACCTTTGAAATATTATGCTTATTTATACAAGGAGCCGTCTAAGAAAGACCCTTCCACAGCATATACCACAGTATATCCTCGTATAACTGAGAATAATGAAAAGGGTAGAGCAGAGTTGGAATCATTTATCCAATTCCTCAAGACTAAGAATCTCATCAAGGAGGTTGGTAGTACCCCTAACGCAACACCTAATGGCAGTATGCCAGAAGGTAATGCAAATTCGCAAACTCAATTCTAAGTGAGTAAGTTTGTCGAAGTGGCTATAGGTTCTCCGTCTCGGCGGGGGACCTTAGTCCCATTGGATGATTTGTGGGATATAGTCTATGAGAACGGTGCAAGTGCCGCTATCTATAGAAGTGTTTATCTCTATGACCAAGAAGGAAAGGACTTCGTTGATAAAAACAGAAGTATGAAATCCTTTATGGGTTACAGAGATATAGACGAAATTCCAATAGACATTGATAAAGGTCAGAATACTGATGATTACACACATAAAATGGCAAAAGATATACTTATGTTCATTGAAAGTGAGTACAATCTAAAAGATGGCAACTATCAATGCTTTTTCAGTGGGACCGGTTATCATATAATGTTAGCCGCAGATAACTTTGGTTTTCAAGCTGGACCAGACCTACCATTTATAGTTAAAGAAACTATGATGACAGCGTTTGATAATCTAAGACTTGACCCTAGCGTTTATACGAGAACAGCCATAATAAGAATGGCTCATACCTTGAATATTAAGAGTCAACTATTCAAAATACCATTGAGTAGAGACGAATTAGCATTAGGCTCGTATAAAGAAATCCAAATGTTAGCACAGGATAGAAGGTTAAAGTGGTTAGGAGCAGAACTATGGGGCGATGAAAGTATGGGTCATACCATTCAGTTAAATGTCCCTAATGTTCGAGAAATGGTAAAGGTATCTGAACCAACCACTGTAGTACCTTGTATACAAACACTATACAATAGAGGACCAGAACAAGGCAGTAGAAACCATTCGGTTATGAGGATAGCTTCTCATATGAGAAGACACGGAATACCGAGTAGTGCAACTAAAGCCGCTTTGCTGTACTGGAATAACAATCAATTACACCCGCAAATAGTTACAGATAAGGTCGAAAGCACATATAACTATGGGTATAAGTATGGTTGTAGTGACCAGTTATTAGCAAAGGTTTGTAGTCCTAAATGTATATATTACAAAAACAAAGACTATCTAGTTGATGTTAAAACTCAGTCTACATTACAGGCTGATTTAGAAGAACGTCTAACAAGCGACTTCTCCGGAAGAGCCATAGACCTAAGTAAAAGTTTTGGCTTAGGGGATAAAGATTGTACAGTATATCCGGGAGAGTTAGTTACCATATTTGGTCCGACTGGAGCGAATAAGACAACATTAGCACAAAACATTGCCTTAGGTTATGATTTTGCTGAAAATGTTATTCGTAAAGAGTGGACTATGCCGACTTTATTCTTATCTCTTGAATTAAGTGGTTGGTATATGCACAGACGCAATCTTCAGATAGTAAGTGGTTTAACTAAAGATGAGGTTAGTGATGATAGCAAGATTATAGGTGAACAATACAAAGAGAGCCTAGAACATATTGTTATGCAAACTATAAGTCCATCTCCTGATTTGATTCAAAAACAGGTCAGAGACTTACAGCCTAGTTTAGTAGTAGTAGATTATATAGACTTAGTAGAGACGCCCAGACACATAAGAGGCGAATATGAACAAATAAAATATATATCTCATTACTTATCGAACTTAGCTGTTAATATGGACATAATCATAATACAAGTATCACAGGTTAGTCGAGAATACAGCAGAAATCAAATACTTGACATCTACGCTGGTAAGGGTAGTGGTGCAATAGAAAACGCATCAAGGAAAGTAATTGGTATCAATGGAAAACAAGATAGTTCAGAAAAGACTGTAGAACTATTCAAAAACTCAGATGGAGACTTATTCACAGTTGATTTGAATTGGACACCATCGTTTAGACTTCCAAGGAGGAATGTAATATGAAAACCCATATAGTAAAAGCCGAAGTAACATCAGAACAGAAAGTTATGTTACAGAAAATGGCTGAGGCTTGTAAACGCTCTGTTAAGAAACAGGTAGAGTGGATTATAGCTAAAGCCCTTGATAGTAAGGAGAACTAAATGGTAGTACCTAAAAAGACAACACGGGATTTAGTTGGAGAGTATGTCGATGTTCATACACAGCTAGAGTTAACTCAAGATAATGAAGAGCAACTTGAACTTGAAAGTTCACTGACTAAAATCCAGCAACAAATCAAAAAGAAAGTTGATGGTATTGACCACTTTATGTTAGAGCTGTCAAGAAGAGACCATCTTATTGATGCTGAAATTGAAGCCATAAAAACCGAACAGACGAGATTAAGAGTACGGAAGAAAGCAGTAGAAGGTATGAAAGATTTCTTTCAGAAGAACCTATTGCCTATGATTGTTGATGAGCTGGGAGACGAAAACGGTGTTTATGAAACTAATACAGCACGATATAAGTTGTACGAAACTTATGGTCCAGTAATAGTCACTAACGAGAAACATATTCCTGATGAGTATAAAATTATGGAGTATATTGAGAAGGTAGATAAGAAGACTGCTCGTAAGGACTTAACAGCAGGTGAAGAGATTCCGGGATTCCACATTGAAAAAGTAAAAAGAGTGAGGAGAAGTTAATGCTAGGTTGTAAAGGTCATTTAATTGACAATAAATACAACAAAGGTTTTTACTTAACCTTGTTCAACATATTTAGAATAGGTTTGTTATTCCTGCAAGAAGCAAAGCAGGGGTCCACTAATATAAATATATCAATTTCAATATGGAGATTCGGTATTCATCTGCATTTGGTATTATCAAAGGAGAATATATGCCGAGAAATAAAGTAAGTCAGAAAACTATGATTCTTGATATGCTCAAACAAGGTGTTAAGGTAACATCAATGTTAGCATTAAATAGTTGTGGATGTTTCAGACTAGCCGCAGTAATATGTCAGTTACGGAAAGATGGTTATAAGATTGAAACTAATAGAACTGCATCACACACTGGCAATAAATATGCTGAGTATAGCTTAGTGTAATTACAAACAAATGAGGGGAGGTCAATCCTCCCCTTTTTGGTATATATGAAGAAAGAACAATTCAAAGAAAAACTAGAGCCAATACATAAGACCTTTTGGAACCAAGCGTACAAAAGATTATCGGCTAAAATGTCAGCACTAAAGTCATCTCTAAAGAGAAGGTCGGAAGAAGCTGGAGTAAAGTGTCCAATAACTAAAGAACAAATAAGAAAGATGTTCTATGATGTATATGGAAAAGGATGTAGATACTGTGATAGAAGGTTAGATTACAGAAGTATAGCCTGTGACCATATAATACCACTTACTAAAAAAGGACCGAGTAGCGTAAGGAATTTGCAGTTAATATGTAAAACCTGTAACACTCGTAAGGGTCCACTAGATGAAAGAGACTTTGAATTACTGATTCAACTGGTAGAAGGACTACCAGAAGAATTAAATAAATATGTAATGAGAAAATTAGCCAAGGGAGGCAGATACTAATGAGTAAAGTAAAAGTATTTACAATAGAAGAACTATCAAAACCATTAACCAAAAAACAAAAAGAACATTTTAGAGATTTGGAAATGAATTATAGACGGGGCTATCATCACGGATACAGTGCGGCACAAGATGACGGAATGTTATTTGGGGGAACGAACAATCTAACATTGTTCTTTAATAACGTGCTAACTCCTTGGAGATACTTTAAGGATAAGTTAAGTCAAAAGAATACAATGGTAACTCCACCAGAATTTAGTTATGAAAAATTTGAAAACGACCAATACAGAAATGAATTGTATGAAGGAGTCTCAAATTATGAAGACTAATGAAAAAGTATTAGAATTAGTCAAAGAACGCCTTGAGTTAGGACAGAAAAAATACGGACAAGACATACCATTAAAAGGTGAGGGGAACAGGGACAATCTAAAAGAATCAGTAGAAGAAATATTAGATTTAACAGTTTACCTAGGAGCAGTATTGCTTGAAGTAAAAAACGAAAGAGACGAAAATCAGAAAAAGAACACCTATAAAATAGGAGTAGATGAAATCAGTCTCATTCTTAAGGGTTTACATATGTATCACGAAGAAATGTACAGAGAAAATCAAGTACAAGTTGCGAGTAATACATTAGAACTTATTAATAATATTAAGCGAAGCTGTAAATGGAATGAAGAAGACGATAAGAGAATTTCAGTACATCGTGATGGTCCTTCTAAATGTATAGAAGGTAGTAACTGTGATTAATTGGGGTAGCGTCACTGTTGATTGAGACTATGTTGTCTCTGAGATTTTATGTACTCAAGGATAGTAAGAAATTACTTAGAGTTATTAATATCAAAAATGGAAACAGGACTGACAAATGAATAAAAATCACTCGGTTGGCGTTGAGTGAGCTACCCTAATAAATTGATAGGGGCAGTCTTTGAAGTAGAAGGGTCCTTTTCCCTCGCTACTGGGTTTGACTGCTCCTGTCTTAGATTTAAATTAGGCGTAGGTGTCCCAGAACACCACTGGGCGACACGATGAAATCTTCGATTGAAGTGTCATTCAAATGGGTAGTAAACATTTACGCCTTTTTATTGAGAGGTATGGAAGCAGTTGAAGTCTGCTATAAAACGTGAGTATAAACACATTCCTACTAATACATCTAGCGAACCTCTCAAAAATTGTTGGGTACCTTTTGCCAATGGGTTGGTCCACATAAGGTAAGTGCAGTGAAAATCTGTAGGGTATCCATATCATTGGGGATTTCATTATCCTGAGATATAACATTAAACTGGTTAATCGTTACACGTGTATCTCTTAAAAGTTGCCGATAATTGGTGCGGCATCAATCCCCATAAGTTTTGAAGTGAGTAGCATAACAGAAGATATGCTCTAAGTTAAGGTGATACTTACCCTGAGTAGAGAAACGGCTTTTCCGTGAACTGCAACTGTCGGGAAATACAAATTATCTACAAACTGGACGCAGATACGAGGGGTAGTGAAGGTCGACATAGTAGCTACCACTCACTTCAATGTTTTGAACATAATACAGGGTCTGACCGAAGTATGATGGTCAATAAAGAGGTTTACGTCACAGGATAAGATGAGTGGCAATACACGGACATTCATCTACAAGTGTAAGAGGTGTATAAGGCTCTTAACACGATTCCCTCACCATTGACAAGATAGTAGGAGGACCCTGTATTTAATTAAGGAGTAAAAAACAATGCAAAAAAGTCATCCTTATCACTGGAAGAAAGTAGAACAAAAGAAACTCGAAAGAGATATCCGTTGTAAATGCGGGAAGTTTTGGGGTATTCAATATTTTAAGATGAACAAAAATTGTGGACGATGCCGTTCACTTGTTAAAGCAAGAGGTAAACGAAATGACAAAAGGTGAGATAAAGAAAGCCTTCAAAGATGAAGGTA